CAATCAAAATTTTCAAGATAAAACTACTCAAGTTTTAGATTATGAATTCAATAAAGTCTATGACATGATGCATGACATAAATTCTGGTACTTTTGCAAATCGTTTGGTATCTATTGATCCAATGACTAGGTCTTTTAATATTACTGATTTCGATTACACAAAAAATAAATTAGAGAAATTAAATCCGGCAGGTGTTTTGAATGATATACAAAACAGATTGGGTACAAATGTAAGTCAGGCATTTGAAGGTGTATTGAAGGTTGTAACAGGAAACTCCAATCAAACTAATATACCATACATCAAATCAAAAGAAGGCAGTACTGCAAAAGATATTTCCATTGAAACATTTGTACCACTTAGAACTGCAGCAATTTCTTTGGCAAACTATACCTCAATTAAACTATCAATACCCGGTGATCCAGGTATAACTGCTGGAAGAACAATCAATTTTGATTTGTATTCTTTGAAACCAACAGACAATCTAAAAGAACTTGATAAATTTTATTCTGGAAAATACCTGGTGACTGCTGTTAGACATATTATACAACCAAATAGATATCAAACAGTCTTGGAAATTGCAAAAGATAGTTCCAAAACAGCGTATACACAAACTGATAACACAAGTACGACAACTAAAGAGGCCGTTAACGCATGAACAATTTTATTGGCAAAGACGGTTTCTTTTGGTGGTTAGGTGTTGTTGAGGACAGAAATGATCCACTTGGCCTAGGTCGTGTCCGTGTCCGTATGTTTGGTCACCACACAGACAATCTCAATGAGTTACCAACAGAAGATTTATCTTGGGCACTCCCTTGCCTTGCTCCTAATGGTACTATGACAGATGGAACACCTTTGATAGGTGATTATGCGTTTGGTTTCTTTACTGATGGTGCATCTAGTCAGGCTCCTGTAATTATTGGTATATTTCCAGGAATACCAAGAAATGGTCCAAATACATCAAAAGGATTTTCAGAAGGTACATTCTATCCAGTAGGAGAACCTACTACCAGTCGCCTTCACAGAAATGAATACATTGATAAAACACCAATTGGTTACCACAATAATAGCCTAGATACAAATGTACCAATTGCTTCTGGTGGTACTTGGAGTGAACCAGCATCTCAATACAACGCAAAAGTCCCCTACAATCGGGTGACCGAAACCGAAGCAGGACACGTATTTGAACTGGATGACACACCAGGACACGAAAGGATTCACCTAAACCATAAGGCCAACACGTTCTTTGAGATTGCACCAGATGGTTCTAAGGTTACTAAAGTGGTTGGCAAAAATTATGAAGTATATCTTTCCGACAATAATGTACACATCAAAGGTGTATGTAATGTTACAATAGATGGAAATACCAATTTGTATATAAAAGGTAACGTTGTTGAAAAAATTAATGGCAATGTAAATAAAACAGTTGGTGGAAATTATACACTTAATGTTGGTGGAGCAGTTGCTATTACTGGTAAAACAATCAATCTAAACTAAGGAATAAAATGCCAGCAGTAGCAAGAGATGGAGATTCAACAACAACAGGTCATGGTTGTGATTCTGTGACAACTGTGACTGGTCCAACTGGATCATCTGCTCATGTATATGTTAACGGCATTCCAGTTGAATGTCAAGGAAATCCAGTAGCACCACACACGATACCATCAGGTCCTGCATGTGTTCCTCATTCCGCAGTAATTAATGTTGGTTCATCAACTGTTTTTGTTGGTGGTATACCTATCGCAAGAGTTGGTGATTCGACAGATGGTGGCGCAATAATATCTGGAAGTTCAAATGTGTTTGCAGGTTAAAATTTCGTATTTTTGCGTTCCGGCCCAAGAATTTTCTCCACGACTTTCAAAATTCAAAAAAGTCATTCCACTTTTTGCTCATAAATAAAACATGGCAACTTTAAATAAAATATATTCGGACATAGATTTCACCTTCACTAAGAAACCGGTGGTGGGTGATGTTGCTTTGAGCTATGACGAAAAAGCTGTCACTAGATCAATTAGGAATTTACTTTCAACTAAACGGTATGAGAGGTTGTTTGATCCATTGTTAGGATCAAATATAGACGCATTGTTATTTGAGAATGTATCGCCAATAATTTCAGCGACTTTAGAAAAAGAAATTCTAAACACAATAAAAAACCATGAGCCTAGAGCTAATGTTACTGATGTTACGGTTAGTGTTGTGCCAGATGAAAATAAATATCAGGCAACTATCACGTTTTACATAGAAAATGCAACATTACCGACAACGGTAACACTTCTTTTAGAGAGAAATAGATAAAATGGCTACTAATGTAACAAACTTGGATTTTAATCAAATTAAAACCAGTTTAAAAAATTACCTACAACAACAAGATACATTAAAAGATTACAATTATGATGGTTCTGCATTATCAGTACTTTTGGACATATTGGCCTATAATACACAATATAATGCATATTATTTAAATCAAGTTGCAAATGAAATGTTTTTGGACACTGCCATCCAAAGATCATCAGTTGTATCCCATGCTAAAGAATTGGGTTATGTTCCCAAATCTGCAATCGCACCAAGTTCATTAATCAATTTAAAAATTAACCAAGTTACAGACAGTTCTCTAACACTACCTAAATTTACAAATTTTTTATCAGAAGCAATTGATGGTGTCAACTATAATTTCGTTACAACAGATGCAACAACAGTAAATGTTTTAAATAATACAGCCAATTTTAATAATATCACCATCAAACAAGGTTTACCAGTCACATACAATTTTACAGTAGATTCTATACAAAATCCAAAATATACATTCGTAATACCAGAAACAAACGTAGATACAACATCACTACAGGTAAGTGTTAAAGAATCTTCTTCAAATAATCAATACGAAATCTACAATCTTTCAACAAATTATTTAACTATCAAAAATACTTCTTCTGTTTATTTCTTACAAGAGAATGTAGATGGTTATTATGAAGTTTATTTTGGTAATGGTGTTCTTGGTAAAAAATTAAATAATGGCAATATTGTTACACTTTCTTATATAACCACAAACGGTTCGTCAGCTGGAGGTGCAAACAATTTTGTATTGATGGATTCTATTTCTGGTTATTCAAACACTACAGTTTATTCACTTACATCAGCAAGTCAGGGTGGAAATAAAGAATCTATTGAATCTATCAGATTCCAAGCACCTAAGAATTATGCTGCTCAAAGTCGTGCGGTTACCAAAGAAGATTATATCACAGCAATTCAACAAAATACTTTGGGCTATTCATTTGATGCTGTTAACGTGTGGGGTGGCCAAGAAAATAATCCTCCGGTTTATGGTCAGATATTCATTTCATTGAAGCCAACTGGTGGATATAATTTAACTGAAACTCAGAAACTCAGATTGATTCAGGATGTTATTCGTCCAATTTCAGTTATGACTGTTGAACCAACAATTGTCGAACCAGATTACACTTATATTAAAGTTAATGCTACCGTTTATTATGATCCAAAGAAAACCAATTTAACATCAGCTCAAATAGAAAACAATGTAAAAACAACAATATACAATATTGCTGAATCAACATTAAATTCTTTTAATTCAACATTCTCATCTTATGCTTTCAATTCTGCAATTAATAATGTTGACAATTCAATTATAACTAATGAAATTTCTATTCAATTACAAAAGAAGTTTTATCCTATTCTAGCCAAACCAACTGATTATAACTTATATTTTGGTGCACCTTTACAAAAAGGAATGTTTTTAAGTGGTATCAGCAGTTCACCATCTGCACAATTTAGAGATCCAGAAAATGTTTCATTGATAGTTCCTGGTGTTTTTGTTGAAGAAGTTCCATCATCAACCGGCGGCGTACAATCAATTTCAATCTTAAATAAAGGTTTTGGTTACAAATATGCTCCAACAGTTACAATTTCTGGTGACGGATCAGGTGCAACAGCTGTAGCAACAATCAATACGGACGGCACTATCAAAGCAATTACAGTCACTTCATCTGG